GAACAAGAAGGCTATAAGGACGGATTCGAAGACGCTAAAGACGACATCGAAAAAGAACTTAAATCTATGAAAGTATCTGAAGAAAAATCTGATGACGACAAAATGGAAGAAGCTAAAAAAGCTGACGACAAAGATGAAGTTAAAGAGGATGCTAGAACAGATGCGGAAGAAGAAGGCTATAAAGATGGCATGAAGGACGAAAAAGAAGACATGATGGATGACAAAGACGACGAGGAAATTGACCTCGAAGATATGTCAGAAGATGACTTAAAAGGATTCATTGAGGATGTTATTAAAGATTTAGTAACAGACGGAACAATTGAAGCTGGCGAAGATTTCGAAGAGGAAGACATGATTGATGATGTTGAAGTAGAGGATTCTGTTGATGTTGATGTTGAAATTGATGAAGCGAAAGCTGATGACGACAAAGACAAAATGGAAGAAGCTAGCAGAGTAAAAGGTGAAAAAGGTGTTGGAAACGAAGATGGAGACAAAGATGACTCCAAAACCGAAAAAGAGACCGAAAAAATGAGATTCAAAGAAGCAATTGATGAAATTAATGAGCTTAAAAAAGAATTAAATGAAGTAAACCTTTTAAACGCTAAATTACTTTACACAAACAAAGTATTCAAGTCTAAAAACTTATCTGAAGACAAAAAAGTTAAAGTGCTTAAAGCATTTGACAAAGCGTCAACAGTAAAAGAAGCTAAAGTTATTTTTGATACATTAAACGAAGGTTTAGTATCAAAATCAGAAACTCCTGCAAGGCCAAAAGGTAGTGCATCTAGAGCAACTGGGGCAATAACAGAAGCTAAAAAACCAATTATAGAAAGCAATGATGTATACAATCGTATGCGTAAACTTGCTGGACTAATTTAAAAAATAATTAATTAACCCTATTAAAACTTAAAAAAATGAGCTTAAATACTCTTTTAGAAAGCGCAAACCCATACCACTCTATGCAGAGTGACGCAGCCAAATTGGCATCGAAATGGGAAAAAACAGGTTTATTAGAAGGTTTACAAGGAGCAAATAAATCCAATATGGGTATTATTCTTGAAAACCAAGCTAAACAACTTGTAGTAGAAGAATCCAACACCGGAGGTGGTGCTGGATCAGGTACTTTTACAGCAGGAACAGGTGCCCAATGGGCAGGTGTTGCTTTACCATTAGTAAGAAAAGTATTTGGTCAAATTGCAGCGAAAGAATTCGTTAGCGTTCAACCAATGAACTTACCTTCTGGTCTTGTATTTTACCTAGATTTCCAATATGGAAGTGATAAAACTCCATTTGCAAACAATGAATCATTATACGGTAATGCCGGAACTAACCCATCAACAGCTCCTTTCGGGAACACTAACGAAGGTGGATTATATGGTGAAGGAAGATACGGATATTCAATCAATTCAACAGGTTCTGTTATTGCTATTGGTGATGCCACTGTAGGTGCAGCCCATCATTCTTCAGTTAATTTTAATTCAGCATTTTCGCAATCTGTAGAGGATGGTACCGTAGTTACGGCTTCTATACTTGCTGCTGCTTTAGATGAAAATTTTGATGCTGAAGCAATTAGAAGTTTCTATTTAGTAGGTGCAAATGCTCCTGCCGTAACGGAACAATACCCACAATTTACTAAGTTTAATGGTGATGGAACAAGAATAGAATTTGTTATTGATGCAGGTACTCTTGATCCTGCTGTAGCATCTGCTATAACTTATTCATTACAAACTCTAGATAATGAAAGAGGTGATTTTGAAGACGGAAACACTAACTTAAATGGTAATAATGACCCAATCGTAATTCCAGAAATCAATGTACAGATGCAATCATCTGCTATCGTTGCTAAAACTAGAAAATTGAAAGCTGTTTGGACTCCTGAGTTCGCTCAAGATCTTAACGCTTATCATGCTCTAGATGCTGAAGCTGAATTAACTTCTATCTTAAGTGAGTACATTTCATTAGAAATTGACTTAGAAATTTTAGATATGTTAGTTGAATCTGCTGCTGCTGGAACGGAAGTATGGTCAGCTGTGAATAACGAATCTATTGTTGATAATGGTACTACAGGTATTGTTTCAAACTTAGGATTTTATAATTCTCAAGGACAGTGGTTCCAAACTTTAGGAACTAAAATGCAAAAATTAAGTAACGCTATCCACCAGAAAACTTTACGTGGTGGTGCTAACTTTATGGTAATTTCTCCTGCAATCGGAACAATCCTAGAATCAATTCCAGGATATGCTGCTGATTCTGATGGTGATGTATCTAAAGCTACTTATGCATTTGGTGTACAAAAAGTTGGATCATTCAACGGAAGATTTAAAGTGTACAAAAATCCATATATGACATCTAATCAGATTCTAATGGGCTTTAGAGGTTCACAATTCCTTGAAACTGGTGCTGTTTTTGCTCCATATATTCCATTAATCATGACTCCTCTAGTATACGATCCATCTACCTTTACTCCAAGAAAAGGATTGATGACTCGTTACGCTAAGAAAATGGTACGTCCTGAATTCTATGGTAAGATTATGGTTAGCGGTCTTGATACTCTATAGTATTTAGATTAACATAATTTAATAAAATTAACCCGGTCTTTGACCGGGTTTTTTTTTGTTTTCTATATGTATAATAAAATGCGTTATATTAAAACTATATTTATCTCATTATATAGCTATATTAGAATTCAACGGTTTTTTAACGTATTTACTACAGTTTTATTCACTAAATATGTAATCCCTAATTTCAAGAATTTATGGCAAGTAAACCCCATACGGACGATGTTTATCGTCCTAAGAGAATTCCTAAAAACCCAATTAAGTTCAAACTCCAACTTAATGATGAACAAAAAGACGCTAAAAAACACATCCTGGAAAATACAATTACCCTCTTGGGAGGGGGTGCAGGTAGTGGAAAAACATTACTTGCATGTAATGTTGCCCTAGATGGTCTATTACGAAGACAATATGATAAAATAATAATAACCAGGCCTACTGTATCAAAAGAAGAAATAGGATTTTTACCCGGTGATTTAAGAGAAAAAATGGATCCTTGGGTTCAACCTATTTATCAAAACTTCTTTGCTTTATACGATAAAGTTAAAATTGAAAAACTAATAAATGATGGTAAAATAGAAATTGTACCAGTATCATTTATGAGAGGTAGAACATTTATGGATTCAATGATTATTGTTGATGAAGCACAAAATGTTACCCATGAGCAAATGGAAATGATTACATCTCGTATTGGTTTAAGAAGTAAAATGATGATATGTGGAGACGCACATCAAACAGATCTTAAAAAGAAAGCAGATTCTGGGTTTAAATTTTTATATACAGCGGCAAGAAAAATTAAAAATTTAGAGGCAATAACATTAACCACCAACCATAGAAATGAAATAGTTGAAGACTTACTAGATTATTACAATGAAGCTATAGATAAAGGAGCAAGCATTACTATTTCTGGCTCATATACTTATAATAATAAGAATTAATATCATATTTATAATAAAAATATAATGGGAAAATGTGTAACTAGTGGATCTTTAAAAGTTCTTATACAAGAAAGTATAAGATTACCAAATAAAAATGAAGAGGTTTGTATTAATGAAGTTATAATTCCAGATGTAAATCAAATTGTAAGAAGAGTAGATACAATTACAACTACATTTAGTGGTAGTGGAATTGAAATTTTAAGATTTGTTGACTCCGAAGAACAACAAACCGCAGGTTCATTTGTAAGAGATACTGTTAAGTATATGAGATTTACTAACTTATGTGATCATCATTATTGTTCCCTTTATGTAATACAAGATAGTCCTAATGCCCAAAATCCAAATACAACTGATTTTGGTTCAGGTGATGATGGTTTATTTAGGTTAGACCCAGGTAAATCAATGGTATTTTCTAATGGGCAATTTGATAGTAATAACTATTATGATTATGTTGTAGAAGGATATGTTGATGAGCAATACATTGGTGGTTTTGCTTCGTTATCTTTAATAAAAGCAAAGGCAGACACTGAAGATGTTCAAATAGAATATTTTGTAGCTTCTTCTTAATATTTATAATAAAATTAAATTAAAATAAAAAATGGCATTAACTTATAGATCAGTAAAAGGTTCAGCATTAACAATAACTGAATTAGATGATAATTTTAGACACTTTACTTCATCCCATTCCATAACAGCATCTGCGGAACCTGTTATAATTTCAGGTTCTAATGTTAACAACATAGTCTTAGAAACAACAGGCTCAGTAGGAATAACTGGAAGTTTAGTAGTAAATGGTAATTTATTAATTACTGGAAGTATTATACCATCAGGTTCAGGAAATTTTAGTTTAGGTAATGCTGATAACTATTTTGAAGAACTATATTTATCTTATGATTCAATTGTATTTATAAGTGGTTCAACTTCAAGTTCATTTGGTATTGACCCTTCAGGATCTCTATCAGGTTCATTTGATGGTGTTCTTACTGGCTCAGTATCTGGTTCATTTACAGGAAGTGCAGATGTGACAGGTTCTTTATCTGGTTCATTTTCCGGATCAATTGATGGGACAGAATTTTACTTATATGGTCTCCCAACTGCAGAACCAACAGAAACTGGAAGATTATGGCTATCAGGTAGTGCTTCTAACTCTAAATATTTAATGGTAAGAGATTAAAAATTATTTATTTACATAAAAAATTTAAGGACTCATATTGAGTCCTTTTTTTTCATATTTATAACAAAACATAAATTATGAATGTACCTATTTGGCCTGGTTCAAGTTCATTCTCACCTGGAGAAACACCTTTTGGCTTTTATGATAACGACCCTGAATTTAGAAGGGACGCAGATAAAGTAGCTGTTTTTTGTGCTAATAGAATGGGTTACCCCTTAGTTGATATTGAATTGCAATCTGGATCTTTTTACACAGCATTTGAAGAAGCAATAACTATTTATGGCAATGAAATATGGGCATATATAGTCAGAGATAATTTTTTAGATTTAGAAGGTATTTCTATATTTGATGAATTAAATGAAACTATCATTACTCCTAGTATGAAATCGATAGTTCGATTAACTCAACAGTATGCTGATGAAGCAGGAGTAGGGGGTACAATTCCTTGGTATTCGGGTTCATTTGATCTTGTTGATGGTGAACAAAATTATAGTTTTGAAACTTTTATGACAGCTAGTGGGTTTACAGGATCTGCGTACTCAGAGGGAATTGAAGTAAAAAGAGTATTTTGGCAACGCCCTATCCCTGCGTCAGCACAATATTTAGATCCTTATACAGGATTTGGATTTGGGGGTGCAATAGCAGCAGGACTAGTAGGTGTTGGTGGATTTGGGGGTGACATGGGGTACATGATGATGCCACTTAGTTATGATATGCAAGTTATTCAATCGATTGAAATGAATGAAATGGTTAGGTGGGCAGACTATAGTTTTGAAATACATGCTAATGATTTAAAAGTATTCCCTATTCCTAGAAAAAGTGATACTGGAGGAAATGGGTTAGGTAAAATTTGGTTTCAATATATTTTTGAAAAAGATAGAGGGGGAGTTAAATGTGCTGCAGATCAAGTTAACAATGTAGGTAATGCTAATTTTAAAAATCCTAATTATAGATTAATTAATTCTATTGGCAGACAGTGGATATTTGAAATGACATTAGCTATTACTAAAGAAATGTTAGGATATGTTAGAGGTAAATATTCAAGCATACCAATTCCAAATTCTGAAGTTAATTTAAATCAACAAGATTTATTGGCAGCTGCTACAGCAGAAAAAACAGCTTTAATAGAAAGATTAAGAGCTTATCTTGATGAAACTTCTAGAAAAGCCTTATTAGAAAGAAAAGCACAAGAAGCAGAATCTAAAATGGTTGAGTTACAACAAGTCCCTTGGACAATTTATATAGGATAATATGGCAATGTTTACAAGAGAGAGAGATGTTTCTTTAGTAAGACATCTGAATAGAGAACTAATGGGTAATATTATTACTCAACAATGTGCCTTGTATCAATTTAAATTAGAAGAAACAAAAGTAAATATTTATGGAGAAGCAGCTGAAGCTAAATTTTATAATGGTCCTTTCTTATTCAATGTTTTAATAAATAGATCAAATCAAGAATATGGTGAAAATGAAGAAGGTATTCAATTTGGTCAACCTATAGATTTTTATTTCTTTAGAGATGATTTAAAGGCAGTCAGCCCAGAATATCCATATGGAAACCCAGATGAGGAAGTAGTCCCAGAAGTAGGAGATATTATATTGTACCAAGAAGGATATTATGGAGTTCAGAGTACAGTAGCAAACCAATATTTTGGTGGAAAAAACCCAGATTACCCTAATAATAATTCGGATGGTACTCCAAACCCATTAAATCCAAACCTAGACCAATTTGGTAGTAATTTATCAATATTAGTTTCTACTTATTATATCCCAGCGGATAAAGTAGCAATTTCACCCTATATAGAAAGAATGTAATGAGTAAGATTAGAAAACCAATTCCAAAAACCCAAAGGCAATTAAGTATTGAGCAACAAAAAGCTACTGATACTAGAAGAGGTAATCCTAATTCTACTATAAACCCAAATGAATCACAAACTGGTATATCTTTTAATAGATCAACTAAACTAAGCTTTAAAAATGACCCAGTAAAACCATTTTCTATTGGTATTCAAGACTTAGATGAAGCAGTATTTTATTATTTTAAAAATGTAATTAAACCTTTTGTATACCAAAATGGAGAAAGAAGAAATGTACCTGTAATATACGGAGCCCCAGAAAGATGGAAATCATTTCAGAGGGATGGGTATTATAGAGATAAAAAAGGTGCTATAATGTTACCTATTATTGTTTTAAAAAGAGATACCATATCAAAAGATAGATCTGTTTACAATAAATTAGATGCTAACGGAGTTAATTTATATGGGTCATTTCAAAAGAAATATAGTCCTGATAATTTTTATAATAATTTTTCAGTGTTAAATAATAAAAAACCTGTAAAAGAACATTATGCTATTGCTGTCCCAGATTTTGTAACCCTAGAATATAGTGTACTTGTGCAAGCTTATTATATGGAACAATTAAATAAAATAATTGAAGCATGTGAATATGCATCTGATGCTTATTGGGGTAATCCTGAAAGATTTAAATTTAGAGCCTTTATAGATCAATTTACAACAGCAACAGAGCTAACAACTGGTAAAGATAGATTAGTAAAAGGTACCTTTAATATACAATTAAGAGGTTATATCATACCTGATACTATTCAAAAAGAAATGAATTCAATTAACAAATGGAATAGTAAGTCTAAAGTTACAATTAATTTTGAAACAACAAGTAATAGTGATAATTTTAAACCTGGTGTCCAATCTATACCATCAGATAGAGAATTTCCTAATGGTCAGACTAGACAAGAATAGTTTGGATATTTAATAATAGTTATGTATATTAGAGTTATATTTAAAACAACGTTATATGATATATTGGTTTACAGGTCAACCTTGTTCAGGGAAGACTGTTTTAGCAAACATGCTTAAAGAAAAATATCTTCCCCATGCTTACCGCATAGATGGAGATGAAATGAGAGAATTATTTACAAATAAAGATTATTCTATAAAAGGTAGAATAACTAATGTAGATGCAGCTCAAAAAATTGCACATTACTTACATAATCAGGGTAAAGATGTAATTGTATCTTTAGTTTCTCCTTATTTAGATCAAAGAGAAGAATTTAAGGATATAATGAAGTGGCAATTGCAAGAAATTTTTGTACATTATAATTTAGATGAGGGACTTAGAGGTAGAGAGAACTACCATGTTACACAATTTGGAAAACCGGATTTAGATTATATTGATATTGACACTACCTTTCATACCCCAGAAAAATCATTAGAGATAATAGCTAAAAAAGTTGGTTTAGACGTAATATACCCCAAAGGATCATTATTAAATGAATTACCACCTTCAGATTATCAATTAGATAACTAATATGGAGAAAAAAAATACATACTTTTGTGATATAGATGGTACTATATTTAAATATCGCAAATTCGAAACATATGAAACTACAAAAGCTGAAGGGATAAAATCTACTATAGATTATTTAGATAAAGCAGCAAGTAAGGGACATATGATAATTTTAACCACAGCTCGTCCTGAATATCTTAGGATGCATACTGAAATAGAATTACATGAAAATTATGTTCCTTATGATAGATTAATTATGGGGATCGAAAGAGGACCTCGTTACCTTATAAATGATATGGATCCAAATAAACCTGGAGAAAGAGCAATAGCAATAAACTTAATAAGAAATAATGGAATTTAAAGCAAAAGCGGACAAAGAGTCTTCATCATCAGAAGTAAAGTATTCATTTTTTGCTGGTAGATGGCAACCTTTACATAAAGGACATTTATGGCTAATTAATGAAAGATTAAAACAAGGATACAATGTTTGGTTAGGAATTAGAGATGTTAAACCAGATGAAAAAAATCCATGGACAGCAGAACAAATATTAGAAATGGTAAAAGAAGGTGAATTAAAAGAACTTATCAAAGAAGGTAAAGTTCTTCCTACTATTATACCAGATATAGAATCTATTAATTATGGTAGAGGAGTTGGGTATGATATTATTGAACATATACCTCCTACAGAAATAGGAGATATATCAGCAACTTCTATTAGAAAACAAATGAAAAAAGATGGTAAGTTATAAAAGACACATTGCAAAAACAGTTTCATGGAGGATAATAGGATCAATAGATACAGTAGTAATCTCAGGATTAATAACAGGTTCTTGGGAAGCGGGTTTAGCTATAGGGGGAATAGAAATTTTTTCTAAAATGGTGCTGTACTTTTTACACGAAAGACTTTGGTATAAATTTAGTAAATTTGGGTTAAATGGCAAAACAAAAACCTAAAATTTTTGCACATGGTAGTTACATTGGTACTACAGGGTATGCAAATCACACAAGAGCTTTTTATAGAGAATTATCTAATATATATAATTTAAAAGTTAGAAATTTTACTATAGGAGGTTCTTGGGAGGGACATAATGATGAACCCCACAATAAAGAAGATTATATAGATAATTTAGATAAAAAATTATTAGTTGAACAATCTTTATGGGATAATGATGATAAATTAAATCACCATTCATTTTATTCTAAATACCCTAATAATTTTAATCATAACATTAATATAGTTCTTAATGAAACAAACCACCATTTCTTTTACCAAAACTATCAGGGCCCTAAAATAGCATATAATGTTTGGGAAACTACAAGACAACCAGATTATTTTTTTAATCAATTAAAAACATTTGATCAAGTTTGGGTTCCTTCTCAATGGCAAAAAGATTGTACTATAGAACAGGGTATAGAAGAAAATAAAGTAAAAGTTGTTCCTGAAGCTGTTGATGGTAATATATTTAAACCTAATGATAAAGTAACTTTACCTGATTATGATGATGGTAGATTTAAATTTGTCATATTTGGTAGATGGGATTACAGAAAATCAACTAAAGAATTAATAGAATCTTTTTTAGAAGAATTTAGTAAAGATGAACCAGTTGACTTAATAGTATCTATCGACAACCCGTATGCTAAAGATAAATTTAAATCTACAGAAAAAAGATTAAAACATTATAAATTAAATGACCCCAGAGTAAAAGTAAAACATTTTCCAACTAGAAAAGAATATATAAAATTTTTACAAAAGGGTCATGTATTTTTATCTTGTGCTAGATCTGAAGGTTGGAATTTACCTTTAATTGAAGCAATGGCTTGTGGTACTCCTTCTATATATTCAAATTGTAGTGCACAATTAGAATTTGCTGATGGGTTAGGATTACCAGTAAATATTTCATCTACATCCCCAGCTAAAAAAGGGGAATATAGTAGTTTCTCTCAAGAAATGTTAGAAGGAGAGTTTTATGATCCTGATTTTGATCATTTAAAAGAAGTAATGAGGGATGCTTATGAAAATTATGAATACCATAAAAAACAATCTATAATAGAGTCTAAAATAATTAGAAAAAAGTTTACTTGGGAAAATGCTGCTAAAATAGCAGGTAAAGAATTAGAAAATTTACTAGAAAATATCCCACAAAATAAGGTAGAAATAAGTTTTAATTTAGGTCCTAAAGTAGAGGTTTTGGGGCATCATAACAACAAATATACAGTTGAATTTATAAATGGTATTAATAATGAAATAGTGCATGTAGCTACTATTACTAATAATATGTGGGCTCATTGTAACAAAACATATAATATACCTTGGATAATTAAAATTAATGGTGAAATAGTACATACTTTTAATTTAGAAAATAAAACAGTAAAAATTTCATTTGAATCAAAATCAATAGGAGATACACTAGCTTGGGCTCCACAAGTAATAGAGTTTAAAAATAAATATAAATGTAATGTTATAGTTAGTACATTCCATAATGAATGGTTTAAAAACCTAAATACTTATAAAGATATTACATTTGTTAACCCGGGAGAAAATCCCCCATGTTATGCTCATTTTCAAATAGGTTGGTTTAGAGATGATAACGGTGGTTGGAAAAATTTAAATGACCACCCAACACAAGTAAATACTATACCATTAATCCAGGCGGCTACTGATATTTTAAATCTTCCTTATAAACCCATTAATTATGGGATTGATTATAAAATAGGAAAAAGACCAATAAAACAAAAATATATTTGCATTGGACCTCAAGCAACAGCAGGGTTAAAAGAATGGCAATATGAAAGTTGGATTAAATTAGCTGAATCCTTAACTAAAGAAGGTTACAAAGTTATTAGTTTAACACTTAATGGTTTTAAGGGTAAAAATATTATTAATAAGAAAAATTTATCTTGGGACAAATTATTTAATTATATCCACCATGCAGAATTATTTATAGGACTGGGATCAGGATTATCTTGGGTTAATTGGGCTATGAAGAAACATACTTTAATGGTTAATAATTTTGTTCCTTATGGGTATGATGTACCTAATAATCTAACTAAAATAGAAAACCATTCTGTATGTAATAATTGTTGGGTTAATAAAGATTATGTTTTTGATACAGGAGATTGGGATTGGTGCCCAGAATATAAAGGAACAAATAATCAACATATTTGTCAAAAATCTATAACACCAGAAGTTGTAATTGATAAAGCATTAAATTTATTAAATAATAATAAAAAAAAATCTTTTGTATGGATAACGGGAGGTAACGAAAGTTATCTTCCTATGATAGAAGTTTTAGCTAAAAGCTTACTTAAATATTCTAAATATAAAATTATAGTTTATGGGTTTAATTGTGACTCTAAAATAAATCTTCCTAATGTCATTAATAAAAGAATAGACTATCGCCAAAAACCAAAATTAGAATCAGCTGGAGAACCAAATTTATTTAATAAAGATTATTCAATATTTTTTGCTAAATATTTAGCTAGTTTAGATTCGTTAAATGAAGACTATGAAAATTTTGCTTGGATTGATGGGGATGCTTTTGCTACAGAAAATATTGATAATTCTTTACAATATTTAAAAAATTTAAAAGATTATCCTTTATTTATGAAATATTTTCACGAAGATATTAATCAATGGAGATATTATAATAATATTAAATTAGAAGGAAATTATGGTAATGAATTAGCCTCAATTAAAAATATAACTAGAAATCCATATAAAAAATTAATTGCTACTGGTTTTTATTTTTATAATAAAAAAAGTAAATTATTTTTTGATAAATGTTTAAAATGGAATAAAGAATTAAATTTATATAATGTTAAAATTTATGTAGATGATAACGCATTCTCAGAAGAAAGAGTAGCTAATAATATACTTTGGGAAGAAAATAAGACATTAGATTTACCAATTACATGGAATAATTATTATAGCTCAGAAGATGAAATAAAAGTTAATTTACCCTATTTAAAACAAGGGTTTGATGTAATGTATGATACTAATACTTTAAAACCTTATTTTATACATGGTCCCGACCCATCAGTAACTCCTAAAGGTGCGGATATTTTAAATAAAGCTTTTAATGATTATAAATCATCAAAATTAATGATTGTTGCTCATCCTGATGATGAATTAATATTTGGGGGGGAAGAATTAATAAAATATGGTTCTGATTATAAAGTAATTTGTCTTACAAATAAATCAAATATAGAAAGAAGTAAAGAATTTAATAAAGTAATGAAAAAACTTAACGTAGGTTCTTGGGAAATGTTTGATTATGAAGATACTTTAAATCCAACAGAACAATTTAATTTAAAAAATATAATTAATTATAAAAATTGGGATAAAATAGTAACTCATAACCCTATTGGGGAATATGGACACCCACAACATAAATTAATTTTTGATGCTGTTAAAAATGAAACTAATGATTTTTATGTATTTAGCAAATCTCCACAAAAAATAACTAAAAAATATTTGGAAACTAAAAAATCACTACTTAAATTATATAAGTCAGAACAACCCATTATTAACCAAATTTTAAATAAAAAAGGTGATTGGTTTAAAAGTAACTCGGATACAAATTATATTGAACACGAATCAATAACTAAATATGATAAATTAAAAGATATATCAACTTATATAGCATGTTATGAAAAATAAAAATTTAATAGTAATTTTATGTTATTGTGATACGCAAGAAAAATTAGATATATTACAAAATACTATTTCTATTTTAAAAGATAACTTTAATATTTTAGTTTCATCCCACTCACCATTACCATCCCTAATTCAGTCCCAAATTGACTATTTTATATATGATCAAAGCAACCCAATATTACGTTTCCCAGAAAGAGGAATGAAATTTTGGAAAACAGTAGGTGGTCAAGTAAAAATTTCCCATATTAAAGAAGACTATGGTTGGACTGTTTTTAATTTAATTAAAAATGCTATTTTATTAAATAACAATCTAAATTATTCATTTTGTTCTCTTATTAATTATGATACTAAAATCACTAATGAAATGTTAGAATTATTTAATCATCCTAAAGATTTTATTTGTAGTAACTATACGGACCCAGCAACTAATCAACCTCTATTTCCAGGATTATTACTAAATATTTTAAGTAAAGATAATACCATTAAAATTAATTCTTTACTTAATAAATCAGATTACGTAAAACAAATTCCAAATACCCAAACTTCAATGTATAATGATGCTGAGAGTTACTGGGAAAGTATTTTAGAAAATTTTAATTATGAAAAAACAGAAATAGAAGTAAAAGGTATTTTAGAATGTGGCTCCCCAGACGTTTTAAATTATAATAAATATAATACAAATTTTAAATTATTTTTTTCGATTAATAATAAACAATTATTAGTTTACGATAATTTTAATAATCTTAATGTTAAAATTAATATAAATGGGGAAAATATAATAGTAAAACAAACTAATGAAGTAATAAATTTGCCTAATATAAAATATTTAGGTATATTTATTGATTCAAAATTAGTAGATATTACTAATATTTATACTAAAGACAAATTAAATAAAATAGAAAATTTATAATATGAAAGTATTAATTTTAGGACATAATGGGATGTTAGGACATATGGTAACTAAATTTTTTAAAGATAAAGGATTTCAATGTATTGTTACTGATTGTAAATGGCCAACTAACTGTTTTAAAAACACAATATGTAATTTTGATGGTGAATTTATTATTAATTGTGCGGGGGCTATCTCCCAAAGAACGGATAAATTTGAAATAAATTGGGAATTACCTCAATGGTTAGACGAACAAACAAAATTTAAGATCATATACCCAGGAACAGATTGTGACGATGATAATGATGAATATAGTCTATCTAAAAAACAAGCATCAGACTGGATAAAAGAAAAAGGAAAAAGAACTAAAATTATAAAAACTAATATTTTTGGCCCTGAATTAAATTCATCAGCAAGTCTAATGAGTTGGTTTCTTTCACAAAAAAGTGAAATAGATGGCTATTCTAATTATTTATTTAATGGTAATACTACATTAACATGGGCTCAATATTGTTTATATCTTATGTTTAATTGGGAAGACCATAACATAGAAACTATTTTAAATAGTGAATGTATATCAAAATATGATTTGCTATTATTATTAAAAGAAATATATAAAAAAGAAATAAAAATAAACCCTATAGATAAACCAAAAAGGAATAAATGTTTAATTAATGGGGTACAAACTTTACCTTTAAGAACACAAATATTAGCATTAAAAGAATTCTATTAATATTTATAATAAATAAAAACACATGAGTACAACTAAGTTATTAGAAAAAGAGTTACAAAAATTAAAAGATTTACAAAGACAAGAAAATGAAATAGTTTTTAGTTTAGGTGATATAGAAAGAAAAAAATACTTTTTATCTAAACAAAAAACAACCCTTGAAAGTAATTATGTATCTCTTCTTCAAGATCAAGAAACATTAGGTAAGGAATTACAAGAAAAATATGGAGAAGGTAATATTAATCTAGAAAAGGGAGAGTTCGTTAGTTCAAAATAGTTCTTTGAAAAAATCTTTAATATGTATAATAAAACAATATTAAAAATAACATATAAAGATGGCAGAAACATTATTATCTCCAGGTGTATTAGCTAGAGAAAACGACCAATCGTTTATTACCCAACAACCAGCTGAAATTGGTGCCGCTATTATTGGACCAGCTGCAATAGGTCCTGTTGAAGTTCCAACATTAGTTACTTCTTTTAGCCAATATTCAGCAATTTTTGGTACTACTGTACAAAGTGGTTCAAATGCTTATTCATATTTAACTGCATTAGCGGCAAATAATTATTTTCAAAGTGGTGGGAATAGCTTATTAGTTACTAGAGTAGTACCCGAAACATTTTCTTCTGCTACAAGTTCATTTGTAGACTCAGTAGATGGTGAACCTTTATTAACGGGTGATACAAATGCAGCAGCATTATTTGCTAATGGAGTATCTGCAGGATCAGCTTTTACAGGATCAGCAGAAACTGTAACTTATACAGCAGCTACTTATTCTGCAACAGGAGGAGGTTCTGGAGCAGTATTTAATTTAGTAACAGATAATGGAGCAGAAGCTGCAGTAACAGCATCTTCAGCAGGAACAGGATATAAAGTAGGAGATGTAATTACATTTTCTTCAAACGATAACGGTGGTTCGCCATTAATTTCAACTACAATTCTTAATGCTGTTACAATAAACACCTTTAATACAAATACAGATCCATCTACTACATTAGATGGAACTTATAGATTTCAAAGTGGTAGTACTGCTGCTACAGATTTAGTAGTAAGTAATGGAGGTACTGCAACAGGAGTAGAGCTTGAAGTAACTATTTTAAATGGGGTAATTACTGATGTAGTACCATATGTTGTTGGATCTGGTGAAGGTGAAGGATCAATAGTAGGTACAACATTTGAAATATCACAGGATGCTTTAAATGCTCAAACTGGAGATGGGAATGGGACAGGTAAGCTTACATTAGTGCTTACTGCAGATGAATTAAGTGCAGGAACTTTCGCAGTAACTCTAGATTCAGATAATATAGAAGTATCAGCCCCATCATTTGAGTTAGAAACAATTTCTGAAGGGGAAATAATGAACACTGGAACAAGCCAATTATCAAACGGAGCTTTAGTATCAGGTTCAGCACAAAATGTACGTTGGTCAGTAGCTAGTGTAAATACAGGATCTGGAACATTTAGTTTATTAATTAGAAGAGGAAATGATAATACTAACCAACAAGTAGTATTAGAACAATATTTAGATGTATCACTAGATCCATATCAGCCAAATTATATTGGAGCACAAATTGGTGATATTAAGAAAAATTTAGTAAATGATGGAGCAGATTATTATATCCAAGAATCAGGTTCATATGCTAACTTATCAAGCTATGTAAGAGTTAAATCAGTAAGAAAAACTCCAAATTATTTTGATAATAATGGAGCAGCAAAAGATAACTTTACAGGTAGTCTACCAGCTGTAGCATCAGGATCATTCGGAGGTGCTGTAGGTAGAAATATTACAACAGCAGATTCTGGAAGAATTTCTAATTTTTATTCAAATATTGGAGACGGTGCTGCTTGGGATACACAAGGATTAACTGGTAGTAATTATGATAACGCAATTGCTTTATTAGGAAATGTAGATGAATACAAATATAATGTTATTAGTGCTCCTGGATTAATTAACGCGGTACACACAACTCAAACAACGGCTTTAGTTAATAATTCATTAAATAGAGGTGATAACGTTGCAGTAGTAGACCTAGTAAAATATGGAAGCTCAGTAACTTCAGTAACGCAAGCAGCTGCTTCATTTGATAATAGTTATGCTGCTACATATTGGCCATGGGTACAAATGATTGACCCACAAACTGGTGAATTAGTATTCGTACCAGCTTCAACGGTAATCCCGGGAGTATATGTCTTTACAGATGCTTCAAGTGAACCGTGGTTTGCACCTGCGGGATTAACTAGAGGAGCTTTAGGACAAGTAGTTAGAGCTGAAAGAAGATTAACAGCAAATAATAGAGATACTTTATATGAAGCAAATGTTAACCCATTAGCTACATTCCCACAAAGTGGAGTAGTTGTATTTGGACAAAAAACACTACAGAAAAGAGCTAGTGCTTTAGATAGAGTAAATGTACGTAGATTATTAATTGCCCTTAAAGGATTTATTTCCGGAGTAGCTGATAATTTAGTATTTGAACAAAATACAATCGCTACAAGAAATAATTTCTTAAGTGTTGTTAACCCCTATTTAGAAGGAGTACAACAAAGACAAGGATTATATGCATTTAAAGTAGTAATGGATGATACTAATAATACTCCAACTGTAATAGATAGAAATGAGTTAGTAGGACAAATTTTCTTACAACCAACAAAAACAGCTGAATTTGTAATATTAGATTTCAATGTATTACCAACTGGAGCAACATTCCCAGCATAAAAATAAAAAAGATAAATATTTATAATAAAATAAAAAAATAAAATGGCAGTATTAGATCCAAACGAAATATTTTTCACAGCTTTTGAGCCAAAACAGCAGAATAGATTTATCCTCTATGTGGATGGTATTCCTGCTTATGTGGTAAAAGGAGTTGGAGCTGTATCCGTAACACAAGGTACAGTTGAATTAAATCATATTAATGTATCAAGATATGTAAAAGGTAAAACAGTTTGGGATCCTATCTCATTAACATTATTTGACCCAATTACACCATCTGGAGCTCAAGCCGTTATGGAATGGGTACGTTTACATCATGAATCAGTTACTGGTCGTGATGGATATAGTGATTTCTATAAAAAAGATCTTACTTTTAATGTACTTGGTCCTGTAGGAGATATAGTATCAGAATGGATTATTAAAGGTGCATTTATTACAAATGCTGGATTTGGAGAATATAATTGGGATTCTGTAGATACTGCTCAAAATATAGAATTAACGGTACAACCAGATTATTGTATCTTAAATTTCTAAAAATTTTACCCACCCCTGATTGAAAAATTGCTTGGCTTAGGCCAAGCTTTTTTTTATTTTAATTATATGGTACAAGACTATCCTAATTTTTTATCTTTAGAAGAAATAAAAATCATTAGAAATAATATTTATGAATTAAAAGAATATTGGAAACATATTTCTCAATACGAAAATAGCCATGCCCAAATATATAAGGGTACACCAACAGAAGAAGCTATTATGGAACAATGTAAGGCTGAATATACTTTAGGTGATGCAATATATAAATTAGAAGGGAAAAAAGAAAATATAGATATAGGAATTCAATTACTATTAGTTAAAAAATTTTATTGGTTGTATAAAAAATTAATTGATAGAATAGAATTAATAACTTCCATACCTACGGAATTAGAAGGAGAATTAACAATCCCAGGATTTCATGTATTTACAGGTTTCCCACAACCCTTAAAAACATATAATTACCATTTAGATCTTAATATTTTAGATTTCTACCCTAAATTAGATATAAATAAAATTTATTCATTTGTATCTTTAATAGAATCTAAAGGCACTACACCCTATTTAGATTATAAAACTGGTACTAAAAACTATGAATTTGGTACTTTACATATTTGGAAAGGAGATATACCTCATAGAATAGGACAATTAGAGTTAAAACAAAATGATTCTAGAATCACATTTCAGGGTCATTATTATTATGATTCTGTTGCAAATTCTAATAAATTATTTTTCTAAATTGCGTGGAGATGGTAAAAAAACTAACTATATTGATATTTATCAACGCACAAAACGTTATTAATAAATAAAGATTATGGCCGAATTTAAATTAGCTACAGAAGTTGTAGATTTACCCTCAAAAGGATATTTATACTCTAAAGATTCTCCTTTAGCAGAAGGAAAAATTGAAATCAAATATATGACTGCTAAAGAAGAAGATATTCTTACTAATTCTTCTTATATCCAAAAAGGAACTGTACTAGATAAACTATTCCAATCATTAATTGTTTCCAAAATAAATTATAATGATTTATTAATTGGAGATAAAAATGCAATTATGATTGCAGCTCGTATTTTAGGGTATGGTAAAGATTATAATTTTACATATGAAGGAGTAGAGGAAACAGTTGACCTAACAGAAGTAAATAATATCGAAATTAATGATGAATTATTTGAATCTGGTAAAAATGAATTTAACTTTACATTTCCCCACTCAGGTAATAAAATTACGTTTAAATTATTAAATCACGGAGATGAAATGAAAATTCAACGTGAATTAGAGGGTTTAAAAAAAATAAATAAAAATGAAGACCCTACTCTTACTACTAGATTAAAACACATGATTTTATCTGTAGAAGAAAAAACAGATAAAAAAGATATTCGAGAGTTTGTAGATAAATATTTACTGGCGCGAGATGCTCGTGCCCTAAGAGAATATATTAAGTCAATATCTCCTGATGTAGATTTAACTTTTTTTCCCTCTGGTAGCGAAACAACAAAAACAATCCCAATTGGGGTTGGATTTTTTTGGCCTGACTTTGGAAAATAGTCAAACATACAGAAAAAACTTATTTACTCAAATACATAACATAGTCTTCCATGGAAATGGGGGCTATGATTGGTTTACGATATACAATATGCCTATTTGGCTTCGTAAATTTACTTTTAATGAAATAGATGAGTATAATAAAGACCAAAATAAAAAAGCTGAAGCAGCAAGAAAAGGAAAAGGTAAAAAATCTATGATAGACTCATCAGGTCAAGTAAACCGTCCTACATTTAAAAACAAGTCTAGTTATAAGTAAAATTATTCTTTTTAATATTTATAACAAAATACCCTTATGGCATTAGGAGACGATGTAAAAAAAGCAAAAGAAGAAGCGCAGGATTTTAAAGAAATAATGTTGTCATTAGACTCAACATTAGCATCTTTGGCGGTTACATTTGCAAATGGGTTTGGTAAAGGAGTGGATGATGCTGTAAAAAAAGCAGAAAAACTTACTCAAGTTTACGAAAGAGATCTTTCAAAAGCAGTAAATCAATCTATAAAAGATCAAGAAGCTATAAATAAACTTCAAGATCAAGCTAGTAAAGGTAAAGCTAGTGAAGCTAAAGTAGCATCAAAACTTGCTGATATAGAATCAAAAAGACAATCAGTTCTTGATAAAATTGATAATGCTAAAAGGGAAGGTTTAAAAATTGATTATGAAGAAGCAAATGCCTTAGTAGGAGTTTACAACGAACAAGAAAAGATTACTAAAGAAATTAAAGACAGAGTTAAAGCTCAAGATGCGTCTTTAGGTGCAGTTGGTAAAATTTCAGGAGCATTTACTGGTTTATTAAATAAGCTAGGAATGGGTGACCTTAATAAGTTTTTTAACTTAGATAAGGCAAATGAACAATCTAAAGTACAATTAGAAAAATTAGGTAAAAGTGCAACAGCTGGTCAAAAAATAAGTACTGTTACTAAGAACATATTTAAAAATTTAGATATGGGAGCTCTAGCTGCTGGAGCTTTATTTAAATTAGCAGGTTCTTTAGTTGATCAATTTAAAAAAGCAGACCAATCTACAACTGATATTGCTCGTGGCCTTAGTATGTCCAAAAAAGATGCTAAGGAATTTAAAAAAGAAATGATGGAAACCAGTGGATCATTTTTATCCACTGCTGTATCATTAAAAGAACAAAAGAAAACTGTATTTGCTTTAAATAAAGAATTAGGTGGTACTGCAATAGCATTTAATAAAGATATTTTAGCTGGTGCAGCAGATACATTAAACAGGCTTCATTTATCAGAAGAAGCAGTAGGTAATATGGCTAAATTAGCTATGGTTACTGGTAAAAATTTTAAAACACTAGAAAAAGAACAAGCAAAAGGGGTTTTAGACGCCGAAAGAGAGTTTGGTGTTAGATTAAAATTATCAGATGTCTTAGATGAAGCTAATAAAATAACAGGTTTAGCTCGAGTTAATGCTATGGGTATTGAAGGTGGTTTAACAAAAGCCGTAGCTACAGCAAAATCTTTAGGCATAGAAATGAGTGCTGTTGCTTCTTCTGCTGGTCAATTATTAGATTTTGAATCTTCTATTCAAAATGAATTACAAGCTGAATTATTAATTGGTAGAGATTTAAATCTTGAAAAAGCTAGGGCAGCAGCTTTAGCAGGAGATCAAGAAGCATTAGCTAGAGCATTAGTTGAAGAAGCAGGTAGTTTAGAAGAACTACAAGGCATGAATGTTATTCAACAGCAAGCATTAGCAGGTGCTTTAGGAATGAGCGCTGATCAATTGGCAGATAGTTTAGTAACTCAAGAAGCACTAGCTTCCCAATCGGATAAAGCACTAGATAGAGATGCACAAGAAGCATTAAATAATGAAAAAATGCTTTCTCTAACAGAAAAACAAACATTAGCAATGGAAAAATTTGCGGCTACTGTTCAAATGTTAGGTCCATTATTACTAGTAGCAGCGGCCGCAGCAGCTGCTATAGCAATAGCAGTATCGTTTGGTACTGCAACTCCTTTAGTTGTAGGAGGCATTTTAGCAACTGCGGCAGTTGTGGGTGGAATAACAGCAGCAGTACAAGATGGTGTTGCACCCCCAGGATCAGGACCATTTACAATTACAGATAAATTTGGTGCTACTACAGTAACAGCGGCTGGTGATGGTTTAGCAGTTTCTCCTAATATAAACACACAAGGTGGAGCAGGAGGTAATGCTAATATGAGTGAAACAAACATGCTATTAAAACAAATTTTAAATAAAGAAGGAACAGTAAAAATGGATAGTACTGAAGTTGGTACAGCATTTGCTGTAGGTTCTAGACAAATACAATAATTTAATATTTATAATAAAACAATAATTATGGGACTTTTAGACAAACTAACACAAGGTAAATCTAATCTAACTGGATTGAATGGTGGTACTCCATCAACCCCTGAATTTGCATTATCAAAATTACATGATACTTATTCAGCGGATGGAATACCAAAACAACCAGGAAAACCATCACCAACAAATTTAGTTGATGGTGATCCAGTAAAGTATTTAGATAATTTACCAAGATAATTAAATATGGCTCTTTTAAATTTAACAACAGACCTTAAGTCTTTAAGGTATGGACGTGATCGTATAGGTGGAGGTGATAGTAGAGAACCTTTTATCACTAAATCTATTGACAGTACTCCTGGAGATACTGGTGGTCCTGACTTTCTTTTAAGAGCAAATAGTTTACAACATATAGAAGATGATGCCTCAAGAATGGTTAAATATTTAACTAGTTCAAAAGGACTACAATTTTCAGCTAAACAAAATTTATTATCAAGATCTTCTGTAAGAGCACAAGCTAGTAATGGGCCCATAAATGATGGAGTTTATTTACCAACTTCAACTTTAGCACAAGTAGCAACAAATCCATTTGGTGGTCATTTATTAAAACAAGGAATAAATCCTTTTGCAGATACAACGGCTGATGGTTCTAATACTGGAATTGGTATTCTAGATACAATACTAAATGCAACATTACCTTTATCAGCACCTTTTTATGCTAAAAAAGTTAATGAAATTAAAAAAGTAAGTAATAATAGATTAACAAATTTAGTTGATTATAAATTAGGAACAACTCAACAAGATACTTCAACGTCCTTTTTAGATCAAATAACTAGTGGTGCTAGTAGTCTTTTAGGTAATATAGGTGGTGGTTTATTAAATAATTTATTAGCTACTTCACCTTCTGCTGGCCAAAAATTTAATAGCATATCAATAAATCAAGATGAAATATTAAGGTATGATGGTGGACCTGGATCCGCATTAGGAATAGGACAAACTTCTTTAAAAAGAGTAACTAATACCCAAGCATATGACACCCCAGAATTTAAAAAAGATTATTATCTATTAAATTATTCTGGATTAGTATCAGCAGGAAATTCAAGATTTTATAAAAGCCAAACTTTACCTGATTTTAGAAAAGATTTACTTAGTTCTCAAGAAAAAGGAAATACAAAAGATGTACTATCTACATCTTTAGACTATCAAGATTTAAATCAGGCCTTTGAGGGTAGAATTAATATCGGTACCCCAGGTAGAAAAGGAAAAAATTTAATAAACTATAACATTGGAACAGGAAATGGTCCTTTAGATAAACTAAATGCACTTCCTATTTATTCATCTACAAATGTAATAAATGCTGGAAATAATATTAAAAATGATTTTGTTAAATTTCGAATTGGAATATTAGATAATAATAGCAACAATCCTAGTGGGCAAAAAACTTACATCCACTTTAGAGCTTTTATAGATTCATTTGGAGATAACTATCAAGCACAATGGAGTGAAGAAAAATTTATGGGTAGGGCTGAAAGTTTTTATAGATATGGAGGATTTAGTAGATCAATTACAATGGGGTGGACATTAGCTGCTCAATCTGTAGATGAATTAATTCCTATGTATCAAAAATTAAATTATTTAGCATCTACTTTAGCACCAGATTATAGTTCTAATGGTTATATGCAAGGAAATATTGCATATTTAACTTTTGGTGGTTATTGTTACGAACAACCTGGTATAATTACTGGATTAAATTTATCATACCCAAAAGAATCTCCATTTGAAATAGATGTTGATAGTAAAACGGGGGCAAATGATGGGGGAGTAAAAACAAAAGAATTACCTATGATAATGAATGTTACAGGTTTTGAATTTAAACCTATACATAATTTTGTTCCAAGAATACAACAAAATAATTTTGAAGGATTAGAAGAAAGTGGAGCTAGATTTGTGTCAGCATGGGGTAAAGAAAGATTTATTGCCCTAAGAAATGCTAGAGGGAATAATTATGATGGAATTAATAACCCTAATTTTTCGGGGTCAACAAATTCAAATTTTACTGTGCCTTCTTCAACAACAGAACAAGAACAATCTCAAATATTTGGTACAAGTGGATCTTTAGATTTTACTGCTTCAGCAAAAGGATTATTTGGTGTTACAAGTGCATTAGTATAAAATTATATTAAAATGGAAAGATACGATTATACTAACATATACGGAAGAGGAACTCAATTTTATGGGACTACTAAATATCCTGTTGTACCTTATACATCAGATGATATATTTGTAGTTACCCAAGAAGAGGATAGATTTGATCAATTAGCCCAACAATATTATGGAGATTCTAGTTTATGGTGGGTTATATCTTGTTCTAACCCAGGTTTAAAACAAAATTCATATTATATTCCTGTTGGGATCCAAATTAGAATACCACAAAATATTGCATCGGTAATAAGTGAATTTAGAATATTAAATGAAAGATAGTTATGACAGGAAACCTAATAGGAGAACAATTTGATACCTACGTATTTGATCAAATTAGGGCTAGGCAAGAATTAAGTGGAGCTGGTTTTAGTTCTACTTTAAAATCTTCTAATCAAATTCAAGTTCAAAATAATAAAAATGCTTTTATAAAATTAGCTTCTGGTGTTAATTTTTTCCAACAAACCACAGTACCAACAGAAAAAGAATTTGCAGCTACAGCGGGTAGTGGGGTTTTAGATGAAGATGATACAGTTTGTAGTAGTGATAACCAAGAATATACTGGATTATCTGAAGGTGGAAAAGAAAAATACAAACTTATTTCTGAACAAATAAAAGAAAATAATAAACTTCAACTAAAAGCCGCAAATCTTAAATTAAGAAATTTAGGTCTTAGTAATACCCAAATTAAACAATTAGGTAATAAAGAAACCCTTGCTAAAAAAGCAATATTATTTGGGGGTTTAGGTGAATTAAGTGGGGGTAAAATAACTCAAAGAACTGGTATAAGTTTTACTGATTCTATTTGGAACCCTACAAAAGCTTATGGTTTAGGAGGCAACCAATTTGGAAAACAACCTATGCCAGGAATAACCTCAGCAAAAATAGATTGTATTAATAGAGGATCTATTAGATCTGCTACAATACAATTAAAAGCATATAATACCTTTCAATTCCAACTAATAGAATTACTATATTTAAGGTTAGGGTTTACAATGATGTTAGAATGGGGAAATAACAAATTTGTAAATAATGTTGGAAACTTAGAACAATTACAAACCACCCTAATAGAAGATATGTTTTTTAATAATCAAGGGTATAGCCAATTAGATGTTTTAAAACACATAGAAGTATATAGAAAAAAATACTCAGGTAATTATGATGGGTTTTTTGGGAGAGTAACTAATTTCAGTTGGGATTTTGCTCCTGATGGCACATATAATATTACTTTAAATTTATCTACTTTAGGAGATATTATAGAATCTTTACAAATAAATTTACCATCACCAATAAATTCTTTTGGAGCTAATGTTGATGGGGAAACAAATGCTGAAAATACTATTGAACAATGGTTAAATGATTTTGTTAAAAATGATACTAAAAATAAAGCAGTATGGGGTAATGGAGAATACATAAATTTAAAATCAGGAAATTATGTAAAACATCAAACATATGATGAATATGAAGCAGAACAATTTAAAAAATTTAGAAGTGAAAACCGGTATGCTACTATTGCCGAAAATAAAGCATTTAAAGCAAAACAAGCAGAAAATTATAAAGCAGCACAAAAAGATAATTCTATAATTACTGGAAAATTAAGTGTTTTAGAGGGTATGACTAAAGAAAATAGTTATTTTGTTACATTTGGTGAATTATTATCTCAAATATATGATTGTATTCTTCCTAGAGTAGAAAACAAAAACCCAGTACCAATATTAGCTATGGGTTTAGATGAAAAATTAAATGTTATAAGTGCTCAACCCAACCAAGTATCATTTGATTTAAATACCTGTTTTATAAAACCTGTATTTTATGCTCCTGGAGTTCGACCACCTGATTCTGTGCAAAAAAGTTGGATGAAAGATTTTTTTGTACAAGAAAAAATAGGTACAGATGATTTGTTTTATGGTCAGTTATTAAATATATATTTAAATTTTGAATTTATTAAAAAAACTCTTACACGTAATATTGATAAAGAAGGTACTTTAAGTTTATTTAAATTTTTAGAAGGGGTATGTGATGGTATAAATAGATCTTTAGGTAGTGTTCAAAAAATAGAACCTATTATAAATAATGAATTAAATGAAATTGTATTTATAGATCAAAATCCAATAAAAGGCAACCCATCTTTAATAAAAACACTATTAGAAAAAGTACCCGATCCAAGTGATGTAGTACCTTTTGAAATATATGGTTTTAATTCTTCTAATAATGAATCAAATTTTGTAAAAAATTTTAAATTTAATACTAAAATAGATTCAAATTTAGCTTCTATGATTACTATAGGAACCACAGCTGGGGGCTCTCAATCTAAAGTAACAGATGGTACAGCATTCTCAAAATGGAATGCTGGATTACAAGACAGATTTCAGAAAAAAATAGTATTACCTAAAAATTTTAAAACCCCACAAGAAATTGAAGAAAAAAATATAAAAAATGAACAAAAAGCACTTAGAAAAGAATTAGAAGATTGGTGGGGTACAACTAATAAAGAAATAAAAAAAGATGTTGAAGAACAAACACAGGGAACAACTTACATAAAAAAGAAAATTAAAGGTTATGACGATGAGGGTAATCGTACTGATGCGGGGGATTATTTAATATGGAGTAGTAGGCAAAAAACAAGTAAAGTAGATCTCACAGTGTCAACTACCCAGTACAGCTCAACTATACATAAAACAACAAGAACAGCTCCTAAAAATAAAACTGGATCATATAAAGGATATTCATTTACTGATGTTAATCGTGAAACATTTATAAGTGGGTATATAACATGGAGGGCATCAGATGGTAAAGATGTTATCACTGAAGAAGATGTTAATTTAGGTTCTTCTTATCAAAGTTGGCTTATTTATGCTTTTGGGGGAGAAATTATAGGAAAAACAAATACTAATAATGAAGCTTTTATTAAGGATTCAACTGAAGGATTATATTATAATCGAAGTAATACTCAATTTTTTAAACAAGGGAAAAAGGCATTTAAAGAATATCTTAGATTAAGAGATCAAAAAATATTTAGAATAACTGGTAACCCGTCAAACCAACAGGGTTTTATACCTGTAGAATTAAGTTTAACTTTAGATGGATTATCTGGAATTAAGATATTTCAAAAAATTAATATTAAACAAGAATTTTTACCCCCTGAATATATATCAAGTGCTTTAACTAATACTATTGATTTTGTTATCCAAAAAGTAAATCATAATATAAGTGATGAAAAATGGGAAACTGAATTAGTAACTATTAGTATTCCCCCAACTCAAATTGAAAATATAGAAACAATAGATGAAGGGTTATTTACCTATTTAGGTCTTGGAACTTCTGAAACATTTGAAATAAGTGGTGATAGAACTATAACAGGTAATGCTCAAAGATTTCCAGTAAAAGATCTTTCTCCAGATAATTTTATTAAAGAAGAAATAAAAAAATCTGAAGGATATTATAGTGGTAAAGAAAATAAAGTTATAAGATCAAATGGAATAGCATATGCTTATCCTGATCCTAAAACAAAAAAGAAAATACTTGAAATTAAAGCCGAAAGTGATTACTATCAAGGTAAAGAAAATGAACCTTATACTATAGGGTATGGCCAAACTTACTACGCTACAGGTCAGGAATATACCAGGAATGGTACTACAATGATAGGTAAAGGATCTAGATCACAATCACCAGTTAAAAAAGGAGATTCAATTACTGCCCAATCTGCTGAAGCTGGGTATAAAGTGGTTTTAGCTGGTATAGCCCGTGATATGGTTAGTAAAAATAGAATTAAAGTGCCTCTTACCCAAAATGAATATAATGCTTTACTTTCCCTTTCTTATAATTCAGGTCCTGCTGTAACTAGTGTAAAACGACCTCTTTATGATCTAATAAATAAAAAAGATTATGTAGCAGCCGGTACTAAACTACAAAACACAGCAACTAATGGTGGACTATTAACATCAAGAAGAATGAAAGAAGCCGATATATGGTTTACTAATAACCCTGGAAACCCAACATCATAAATGTATTATCCTAAATCACAAATAATAGAAAATTTATACACCAATGGTGGTGAATATGCTATTAAGTCTACTAATAAAGAATATAAGGGATATTATTATCAAGTTTCTAATAATCAAAGATTTACAGGAAAAAATTCAAATGATTTACCTAATAATTTACTAGTTCCTTTAAGATCTAATGTAGACTATGGTGGTGATGAAATTAATTTTGATACTAAAAAAGGAACATTTTGGACACCTTCTTATAGATTTAACCAAAAACAACAGGGTGTAGAAATAACAACAGCTCCCCAAGCACCAAGACAAACAATCCCTCAACCTACAGAACAAGATTATACTAATGGGGCTTTTGATAGATATTTTTTATATAACTTTAATAATAAAAATACTTTAGAAGTGGATGAAAGAATTTATACCCAATATATAGATAAATCACCTTCAGTACAATATCAAACATTTACTCCTCTACAAATTGTTTGGACTTTAATAGGTAAAGAAAAAGAAGTATCTAAGGCTAATTTTAATAGCGTACGAATTACTGAAGAACGAAATAAAACATATGGGTTTAGTAAATATTTTAATAAAAAATACAACCAATATTATCAATATGGTATAAATGAAAATTTATACACTGATGGAACCGAATTCAGAAACAAAAGAACAGGTAAACCCTACATGGGTTATTATCATATACACCCTGAAAAAGGACCAATGGTAGGAAAACAACACATTAAAAAAGCACATGATTATTTGGAATCTATCTTAACAGGTTCTATATTAAATCCATTACCACCATCACCACAATCTGGTTCTTATGTAGAACCTACAAGAGAAGTTAATATTTCAATTGGAGGATCTGCAGGAGGGAGTGGAGGTTACTAAATAATTTCGTATATTAGGGGTTAAAATAAAGGTATATGTACTGGCTTGTAGAAGACGAGGAGCAGTTAAATGTTTTAATAAATAGTGGTTATAAAGAGGCTTTCATTGAGGTAATACCTTATAATGACATAATACACCCCGTACAAAATTACGTAAGTTTAGTGTATGTTAGACCGATTAATGCAAGTAAAGGCTTTATGGTGTGCATTACGCATAGTGAATGTTTGAATGCGTTAAACACGCGTATAATCGATTTACTAAACAAATTTGAAATATTATATTGTAGAGATAAAAAAGAGATATTACATTATTTTCCAAACAAAGCTCTTTATGACATAAATACACCCCCTAATCCGTATATACGACCTACAACACCTACACATGATTTATATTATAGACAATACAAAGATAACCCAGAGTTAAATTTAATTATCCCGATTGTTAAACATTATGAATTGTGTGAAAACATTTTTGAAGATCTAAAAGCGAATATTAACATTAAAAAAACAAAATATGATGAATTCTTTAACAGTCGAGTGTCAGTGGTATTCAACGCCATCGAGAGAAGTGGCATACGTATACACAATGAAACCTTCAATGAGTACTTCCACGCAGTTGACGGTGAATACGTCAACACTCAGTTCAACTTAAAAACAACAACTACTAGACCTAGTAATAAATTTAATAATGTAAATTATGCAGCACTTAATAAAGAAAACGGTTGTAGAAAAAGTTTTATACCACGTAATAATAGGTTTGTGGAAATTGATATCTCTGCTTACCATCCTAGCTTGTCTGCTCGTCTTATTGGTTATGATTTTGCCGGGGTTGATATTCACTCTCATTTTGCGTCCTTATATGGAGTGGATTATAAAAAATCGAAAGAACTTACCTTCAAGCAGCTCTATGGAGGCGTTTTTGACAATTACAAAGGCCTGGAATTCTTTCAAAAAATCGAAAAATACGTAGGAGAACTTTGGAATAAGTTCCAAAGCGATGGGTTTGTAGAATGTAAGGTTTCTGGATATAGATATGAAAAGGAAAATTTGGATAATATGAATCCACAAAAGTTATTTAATTACATTTTACAAAATTTAGAAACGTCTACAAATGTGTTGATATTGTGGGATATACTTTGTATATTGAGGAAATATAAGACGCAACTGGTATTATATACATATGATTCGTTTTTATTAGATGTAGATGATAAGGAAACAGATGTTTTAGAAAAAGTTAGAGAAGTATTTAAAAAATATAAATTAAACATAAAAGAAATAGAAGGTTATGACTACAATTTTACAGAATAATCCTAATATGTATAATACAGAATATGATGTCATATCTGACATTAAAATATTAG